ACCACCAGATACTGTGTACGCTGAGTGAGGATCCTGACGAACATTTCCCACAAAAACTTCTATTTCGTTGGTGTTACCAACAGTTTGTGAAAGTGTAAAATTTGTTTCTGAATTATCACCACTGAACTGCGAAGAGTTCATGGTAATTAAATTTGTTTTTGGACTGTTTCCTAAATATGCCATTCATTCCTCTTACGCACTGATTGCATCAACTGTAGACATCCAAACACTTAGTGAGCTTGCTGTATCCGATTTTGCTTTGACAGCATCACCGCTTTGTATAACCAGCTTACTACCTCCGTCAATGAGTTCTAATGATCCGCCACTAACTATGGGCGCATTTTTGATTATGTAGTGGTCTTGTGAACCACCTGTTACAGATGATGTAATAAATACTTCTGCGTTTATTGTTGAAGTTGTTGTATTTGCAAGACGAATAGAAATTATAGCATCGTTAGAATTACTAGTGTGAATAGTAGATGCTGATGTTCCTACATCTTGGTCTCCAAATCTTTTAAAATCTTGTGCCATATTACTCCTTATATATTAATTCCGGCTAAAGTGCAATTGCCATTGCTACAGCGAACCCTGCCGAAGCTCCTGCTGTTCCACTAGAAGCTGCTGTTACTCTTCCTTTTGCATCAACTGTAATTGATGAATTTGTATAACTAGCTGCTGATACACCAGAATTAGCCAGTGTTAATGCTCCTCCAGATGCAATAGTTGCATCGCCCGACATATCAACTTCTTCAAAAGATGTGCCATCTGCAACTAAAATTTTGTTAGCTGTATTTGTTGGTAATTTTAATTTAGATCCAACAGTTACATCGCCTATTGTAACTAAATTAGAATTAACTTTATTACCAATACTTGTAACATGATTACCCATTAAAGAGTGAGATGAACACTGATAGTATAAAATATTCGGTGTTGTTTCATCTACTGCAATCTGTGTATATGCACCAGATGATCCAGGAGCTGGTGAGCTACCCGTGTTAGTCACACCTGTTGTATATTCAGTAGTTTTAGCTGCATCTAAATAAAACCTAAGAGGATGACCTGAGTTACTAGAATCAGACTGATCAAACCTGTAGTAGTATTTATAAGATGAATCTGTTCCTGATAATCTTAATGCAGGAGATTCTAACCCATCTAAATAATATGCACTACCAGATCCTTGACCTGAGTATGGGTGTGCTGCTGTTTTAGAAGCTACTTTAACAGTAATTATTTTTGGCGCTGATGAAGAACCATATTCTTCTGGATTTGGTAAACCTATCTTTGCACCTGGAACAGTACAAAATACTTCTGTTGCAGCTTGAAAGTCTACAAGACCGTCACTGTTAGAACTGGAGATAACATTAGTTCTAGCAAGTGTGCTTGCTCCTGCATTTAAAGTTCCAAAACCAACTTCAAATCTATTTGTTCCATTCTCAAAGATACAGTAATAAGTGGTATTGTTTCCACCGATACCAGCAGAAAAAGATTCAAAACCTGAAACTGCTCCACCAAGTGTAATTGTACCTGTTCCAGTTGTTGCACTGGTTTCTTTTACCCTATCGTTTAATTTAAACGCCATTTAAAATCCTATGATGATGTTAAACTAATAATAGCATTTGAGGGTGTACTTGGATCAGGAAACGAAATAGTGAAATCACCATTCGTTGCTGTCTTTGTTCCACCAAAATCTAAAACTACACACAATTTATCACCTTGATCATCGTTGTATATCGCTGCGTAACTTGCAGAGAAAGTTGCAGCTCCAGTTGTCGCTGCTCCCCAAGTTACGTCTGCAAAATCCACTGATGCAGTAGCTGTTGATGCTGCAACAGCCTGACTAGTCAAAGCTTTTCTAGAATAGTTTGAACCACTTCCTGAAGAAACTTCATTGTTGGAAGAAGCAACTGTACTATTAACTGTGTAAGTAGATGAAATAGATCCTGTATATAAAGCTATTTTAAAGCTATCTCCACCGTTCCCAAAGTTGTGCGTTCCTTTTAGAAGTTCTCCTTTAAAAGCATGTGGTACTACGTTTGCCATATTTTTATCTCCTTAATTTATGGTGATGGTGATCTTAGAGGAGTACGAATAACACCATCTTGATATTCGTCTCGGCGTCTTCTACCTTGTTGTTCGATAGAGTACGATGATAAAGCCCTTTGATAAGACTGTTCATAGTATTGTAACAGATCTGTTGGGCCTTTCAAGTATCCATATGCTTCTACCAGACAAGAATACAAAAGTAAATCCTGATATTTGTTAGATACATAAGTACCCACAGTTGAGGCAGGATTTGCTGTTGTTGGCTGAGTAGTGCTTGTAATACTTATCGGTTGCTTAACATATGCTAAAGTTATGTCATATGTAGAGTCTGGTGTAGGTGCCACAACCCAAAATTCATCGTCCCAGTTACCATAATATTTAGGAAAACCAGACTGAGTTGCAGGTGTATCATAAAAAGCAGCCATGTAACTTGTCTCTTTTTTCTCTAAAAATACCTGCTTACCAGATGAATCTTTTAGTTGAACATATCGAATAAATCTTAAATCAGTTGGAATAGTTACGTATCTATTTCCTGTAACTAGTTGTGATGTAGCATAGAACCTATTATCATCAGAATCAGACTCCCTGTATATTCTGTTTTCAGCGTTCTTAATAATCGTATTTAATACAGAATCAGACAATACTCCATCATCAACTTCAGTGTAGTTTCTAATATCAGTTCTTAGATTAGCTAAAGTGTATGCCATTATTCTTCTGAATCACCTTTATATTTTGCTTTTATTTTTTCTAATTTGTGTGTTGAAATTTCTGATTCAACTTCTTTTTCTTCCTCTATGCCAAACCATTTGTGAATTATTTTTTTTATAAATTTTATCATGCTTGTATTGTTACAGGTCCTGCTGACACTGTTACTCCTCCTGACTCTTCTGTTATACTAGGTGTTACACCTAATGTAAATGTATACTTATCTGTTGTAGTTACAGTTATACTAAAACCACTAGAATTTTCGTATGTTGTAAAAGCCACTCCTCCTGGACTACCTACTACATTTCTAAATCTAACTGTATCGCCAGTTGTTCTACCATGATTTTTTTCTGTAACAGTTATTGTTTGAGAACCTGATGTTATTGAAAAAGGATTGTTTCCTAACAAAGCAGCTGATGCTGGCTCCACTCTATCTGATCTAACATTTAATAATGCAATACCATCTCCAGATTGTGATCTTGGTTGTAGTTGTGGTTGTTTAGGTTCGAATTCTGTGTAGTGAACAAAAGAACCATTCCATTCTCTGACCATTTCTCTGTATGGAAACTCCACACCAGATCTATCTGATATTGCTTTTGCGTATTTACCTGTTGCGTATTTTCCCATTATGTACCTGGATAGTAAGTTTTAGGTGATATATGAGTGCTAGAATCAGAACCATCTTCTGCTAACGCTCTTTGAAACTCTTCTTCGTATACTAATTTCATTGGCTGTATTAATTGTGGTGCATATTTCATAGCTAAATAATATGTTAAACCAGAAACCATACAAGGCACAAATCTAAAAGGCATATCAGTTGCGTTTGTGTATGCACCTGCATCTTGTATTCTTTTAATATAATATATGTGCATGTCTTTTGTTGCATTAGTCGAATCTGGTGTTGGATAGACACTAATACTTACATGATCAATAAATCTTTGTACCCAATATTGATTAGGTGTGCCTTTTGATAGTTTGTTTGAAAAACCTGCGTATACAGATCTATCAACTTTTGTCATTGGACTATCTGATTGTGTAGTTTGAGTTCTATTAGATCTTAATTGTGCTTCAAGGACATCGGACATTCCATAAATATTAGCAGGAGTTGAGACAGCACTTGTGCCATCACCAGATGATCTAAAAAATTTATACTCGGATTGACCCTCAATCAAATCAATATTTGTTTCAGCTATTTCCCAATAGTGAATACCTCTATTGCCCCATTCTTGAAGCATTATATTTAAAGATCTTCTTGAAGTTTTTAACTGATAACCTGATACGTTTTGAATACCTAATCTTTCAAAAGCCTCTTCTATTATTTCATCAATAGAAAAAGTTTTATCAAAAGTAGTTGTACCAGAGGTAGTGTTAGCCATTTACCCTCCTAGCCAGTGTAGCCCAAGGTGACCGATCCTGATCCAGTTACATCTGCAAAGATAGTGTTTTCAAACCTAATGCCATCTCCAGGCACGTATATATCCAATCCTTCACTTCCAAAAGTGGCCTCGAATACTATGTCTCCAGATGCTGTTGCTGCATCATAAAGTTTTAAATTTGTAATACCTGAAGCTTGAATATATGTAACTCTAGCAGGACCAATATTGGTAGATCCTCCTGAAGCAGTTTTCACTTGTCCATCAGCTGTAAGTGTTGTGAATTTTTGATCTGAACTCATATTTTTCTCCGTTAAAATTTATGTGGGCCGAAGCCCACATTAAATTAATTATTACGCTATTGTTGCGCCAACTGTTGAAGTTGCAACCCAACCAAT